GCCTCTGCTTTTTCTTCTGCTGCTTTAACTTCTTCTGCAATACGATCTGCTTCTGCTTGGGCTTCTATCTCTGCTTGAATTCTTGCTGCTTCAATTTCTGCTTCTATGCGATCAGCTTCTGCTTTTGCTTCTGCTTCCGCTTTAATTCTTTCTTCTTCTGCTGCTGCTTCTTCCGCTGCAATTCTGTCAGCCTCTGCTTGGGCTGCTTCTTCTGCTGCTATACGAGCAGCCTCAACCTCTTCTGCTATCCTTGCAGCTTCAGCCTCTGCTGCTATACGAGCAGCCTCAACCTCTGCTGCAATTCTTTCAGCCTCAAGTCTTTCTGCTTCTGCTAGTCTGGCAGCTTCTGCTAATCTTGCTACCTCTGCAAGCCTTGCCACTTCTACCAATCTTGCTGCTTCTGCTAACCTAGCAATCTCTGCAAGCCTTTCTACCTCTGCTAACCTAGCAACCTCTGCAAGTCTAGCAACCTCTGCAAGTCTTGCTACTTCTGCAGTAATGGCTGCTATTCTTGCAGCTTCTTGCTGTGCAGCCAACAATGCTGCAGCTTCTGCTTGAAGTCTTGCTACTTCTTGTGCTGCTGCTTCTGCAGCAATTCTGTTAGCTTCTGCTTGTGCTGCTGCCTCTGCAGCTACTCTTGCAGCCTCAATTTCAGCGGCAATTCTTGCTGCTTCCGCTTGTTGTGCAGCTAGCTGGGCTGCCACTTGTTCTGCAATTGCAATTTCTTCAGCAGTTGGTCCAGTAGGGGTAGGGGTTGGTGTAGGTTCAGGAGTAGGTTCTGGAGCAGGTGCTACATATGTAGACCCAGTAACAACATTTGAATTTTCAGAGTAAAGAGAAAATGTATCATTATCTGATCTGATATGGAATGACCATACTGTCCCTGCTGGCATAAGTCCATTTAACAAGGAATGATCAATTGTAATTGTTGTATTTAATGAATTTGGTCCGCCAACATTCCCAGTAGCAATTCCCCAGCCATTGCAACCAGAACAATTAAAACTAATCGCATATCTTTCTGGTTGCGTGTTGCCAGTGTTCGGCGCTTCCCAATTTAATACTGTTGATGTCTGTCCACTACTTATTGTTAAATTTCTTGGAGCCCCTATTGTTTTTACTACTGGTGCTGCTTGTGAAGTAAATGCTGATGCTGGAATAACCTGCATAGATCCAGACTGATCCCATAGTAGTTGAACCCAAGCACCACCACCATTTTCATAGTACAGTAACTCTATGGTCTTTGGGACTCCTGCTGTAAATGATACTGGGGAGCTTACGGTTCCCCCACCACCCTTATCAAACCAATCGTTTGTTATATTTATGCCATCAACGTAAAGCTTAGTTCCGTCATCTGCTTGTGCTAAAAATGATATGTCTTGAGTAGTATTACTAAGAATTGATCCAGTAAATCTTACAATAACATCTTCTGAAGGACCACCAAGGACACTTCCACTACCCCACTGAAAGTCAATGTTAGGTACATTTGTTGTTGCTGTTGCGGTATCTCCTTGTGGTATGTAGGGGGAACCATTCTGACCAAGTACATTATGTACTTCAGCAGTTAAACCTTCTGCTGCATGAGCTTTTTCCATTATTAAAAGTAAGGGGGCTAGGACTAATGATGTAACCATTAGAATTCTTAATAGTTTTTTAATAATGCCCTCCTAATCGTAATGATTAATAAGGCTATTATATCATTTTATTGCAAAAGAAAGAGGGCTGGCACTTAGCCAACCCTCTAACTTATTACTTCTTAACTAATTAAGCCTTAACCTTCTTTGCAATCTTGGCAACTAGTGTGCTCAAGGTTGTTACCTTTGCAGTCAAAGCAGCCATTAACTTAGCTACTTCAGCTGAAAGAGCAGCAACTGCTGCTGTAGCAGCATCTGCAGATTCTTTAGCTTCTGTTGCAGCAGCTGTAGCAGCATCTGCAGCTTCAGCAGCTGATAGAGCAGCATCAGTTGCAGCATTAGCTGCATCTAGAGCGTCTTGTGCAATTGCACCAGCAGCTTCAGCAGCTTCTACAGCCATTTCTCCTGCTTTTTCAGCAGCAGCAGCAGCATCCTGAGCAGCGATTGTTGCAGCATCTGCTGCCTCAATTGCTTGATCAGCAGCATCCTTTGCATTGTTGCTTGCTGCAATTGCTTCCTTAGCAGCATCTGTTGCTTCGTTAGCAGCAGTTAAGGCTGGGTTAGTAACTGTTGTTGAAAGAGATACAGTTGTACGTGTACCACCAGCAGTAATGATTACCGCTTCAGTATCAACTGCTGCGCCAACTGTTGCAGTAAGTGTGAACTTACCTGGTGTAGCTGGTGCGTAAAGTGTGTAAGTAGCAACGCCAGCAGCAAACACTGGTGAAGCAACTAGAGTGTCTGAACCTGTAGCAACGTTAAAATTACCTACTGGTGCAGCAACAAACACTGCACGAGCACCATCAGCAATACCTGCTGCTGTAATTATTAGTGTCATCTTCTCGCCTGATTCATAAGAATCTTTGTCAAACTTCCATGACAATACAGGTGCAGTTAAAGGAAGAACTGTCACTGGCACTGCCAATGTAACTGTTCCACTTGTTAGTGTGATTGTTGCTGTGCCAGCTTTTACGCCAGTAACTGTAGTGCCGTTAGATGTAACTGTTGCAATTGTCGCATCAGATGAAACTGCTGTAACCACTGGAGTTGCTGTTGCATTTGCATTTACATCCGCACCAGTTGTTGTAAGTGTTAGCGATTCGCCAATACCTACATTCTTCTTTGATGCTGTTGTTGCCAATGTAGCAAGCTTTCCTGTAAATGTAAAGTACTTGGTAGAAACTACAACCCCATCAATTTTAACATTGATTGTTGCCTTACCTGTACGACCATCAGCATATACCCAGTAGTCCTGAGATGCTGGTGAAGTTGTTACACCCGCAATAGCAGCAGGAGTTGATACAAAAGCACCACGCAATGGTGAGGTTGAGTTAGTTGAACCAACGGCTCCTGCACCAGTAATAGAAACCTCTACTGACTTTGTATAACTTGAGTTCATTGCAATTGTTCCTGCAACATCTTGCCATTGCTTTACTGAAATTTGAGCAACAGCAGTTGCTTCTGCCACACCATCAGTTGTCAATACTTTTGAAAGAGTAGTTGAATCTGATGTAGGTGCTGTACCAATTGTTGTGCCAATAAATACTGTTGAAGCCTTTAGTCCAGATGCTGCAACTGTAACTGTCCAAGTAAGTGTACTTAGAGTTGTAACAGGGCTAGCATTTGAAACTGTTGTAATTGTGTAAACATATGTACCAGCTGTATTAGCTGATGAAGGTGTAACTGAGATCTTTGTGCGACCTGATACTAATGCTGATGAAGATCCAACTAGACCAATTACGCCAGGAGTTGTCTGAACTACCTGACCATTTGAAGTTGTAACTACATCTGCAGTTGCGGTATCAATTGCTGTAAGAGTTGGACTAATCATACCTGCTAAAGATGCGTTTGTCGCACCTACAGGCCATGAAGTAATAGCAACAGTTGTAGTTGTTGTATCTCCTACCGCATAGATTCCCGATGTTGTAATTGTCGTTGAGACTGTTTCACCAATTTGTACTGCAGAAGCAGAAGCAGTAAGCGTTGATGTAACACCTGCTGGAGCTGCTGCAATAGCAGCGGTTGGTAGTAATGTGCTAGTCAAAGCTGCAGCAATGACAATAGCGATTTTCTTGAATGAATTCATCTTTCTCCTTGTTAGTTTTTATCTGATCATTTAATCAGAAGCTTATAGTAAATTAAATTTACCTAAGAAATCACTGATTTCGTCAGTCATTTCCTTTGAATCTAATTCTATCATACCCTTGTCCTTCTTTGCAAATTTGGCTGAGTTTGCCCACGTATGGACCTCAACCTCAACATTAAGGTTTTTAGGTGTATGAGAGATGGCTCCGAATACTGCCCCACAAACAGCATCCGCTAAGTCCTTAGATTTTTTACGGGGGTGATCTACACGATTACCCTTCATAATTTTTAACTCTGATAGTTCTTCTAATAATAAAGGAATCATAGGCATGGCTACTCTTTCCTCATAAACCATCATAGCTAAATCTTCATAGTGTTTTTTGGCAACAGACACTGTTTCTGTTCTTACCCCTACAGATTGTAGTTCATTTTGAATGTCAAATGATTGCCAGCGGTCAAATGAAACCATTCCTAGATTAAAACCTTCTCTACGAAGATTAATAATCCACTGTTTAACCTCAGATAAGTTTACTGGGCCTTCAGTTCTTGGTTCCCACCAAGCAACGGCATCAACAACTACAACTGGAACTACCTGTTCATAATCTTTAATTACTTTAATATTAACCCAGCGATCAACGTGAGCAATAGCAACAGCACACTTGTCATGCTTTTGTGCAAGGTCAGCATGGATGTAATAAATAGTATCTGGATCTGGAGTAAAAGATTCATCAAACCTTTTAAAATTATCAATAGGGTTTCTAACATTCATACATTTTTGTAACTTATCTTTTTGTTTAAAGAAAGCATCAGATGAATATGTTGGGGTACAAAGGAAACGCATCATAGCATCTCCTAAATCTGTAAGGAAAGCAATCTTAAAATCATCAATCTGACGGGTAGGGTTTACATCCCATGTAGGTCTTTTTAATGCAAATATCTTTGGTATTTTATATGACAAGATATGATCTTCTTCCCACGAAATTTCAAATGTATTATCTGGATTGTCGTGTGGCAAGTCTTCGTTAATAATAAACTTATGTGTTTTTTCTATCACTTCTTTATCAGCAATTACTGAGTCATACCGTTGAGAAATAAAGTCTCCTGGATAGCGGGGGAACGATAGAAGAACCACCTTACCAAGATCAGGAAAACGAGAGTCTACAGTACCACGAAAAGCTTTATAAATATTATCAGCAGTCTTACCTTGTTCATTTCCTGTTGCAACCTCAGAAGCAAATCCAGAAATTTCATCAAGTACTGCCATGAATAAGTTTAAACCTTCGTGTGATTCACGTTCTGAGTGACCAGAATATACTGTAATAGATTTATCAAACTCAATTGAGTCTGCCTTTGGATTATACTTTCCCGCAAACCAAGGAGATCTTTCAATCTTAGACTTAAATCCTTTAAAGAAAACGTTCTTAGCCTGTTGAGCGTTAACTGCGACGTTAATGATATCAATAGCATCTCCAGCAGGCTTACCATAATAAATTGCGGGATCTTTTAAACATAGCATCTTATATACTACATAGGCACATGCTACTGTAGATACAAAGTCTTTTCCAGATCCCTTGCCAAGTTGCAAGATCAGTTCATTCTTTGTATACTTTTTAAAATATTCTTCTCCAGCATCACCCATGATATCAACAACATCTTCTTTGCGATAAATTTGACTCATTGCTTCTACAATTGTGTACTGTATATCAGATAAAGGGGGTTGTCCAAGGTACTCTGGAGACTCAACAAATGTCTTTGCGTCAACAGGTTTTTCAATAAAGTGATTCTCCTTTAGAACTTCAAGGAAATCATTGAACATCATGGACAACTGTGATTACCTCTCCATCTTTTGCAATTGAGGATAATCTTTGCATAATGATATCTCTAACTTCAGGATGTTCAGATGCGATATCTCTAAGTATCCCAACAAGGACTTCTTGCTTTCGTTCAATCTCAATCATCTCTTCTGCAAGTTCTTTATTCTCAAGAAGACCAGCTTTTTGTAGCATATCAATACGCTTAGACTCAATATCCATTACAAGTTTGATACCTTGAGTTTTAGCACTTAAGTTATTTAGTAGCGATGCCTCATCAATAACTTCATAGGTTTTTGTAATCAACTTACTATAATGTGTATCTGCTCCAACCAAAGCTTCTTTTGCACGGGCACGAATTGCAGCATTATCAGAAGCCATAGTCTTCCACTCATTGATAAGGCTTACAACTCTAGTTCTTGGAATGTCAAGTTCTTTAGAAATAACTGTTGGATCGTTACCCTTTAGGTATTCTGAAACAACATCATTAACTTGATCTAAGTGCTTGACTAAATCTTCTTCAGTTGACATACTTACCTTCTAGTCTGTTTATTTCATCTTTGATATAGAAGATAGCTTTTTCTAGATCTTGTATGGTTTTAGATTCATCTTTAAGTCCTGCTCGCCAAAGGTATTTAAAAGCATTGCCAATGTTAAAGTTACGATGTCTGGTAATCTCAATGCACTCAATACCAGATGGATCTGATGTGTAGTGTAAAGGATTATTAACTTGATCAACTGTTATGGTTAGATTATTACTCATCATCTGCTTCCCAATCAAACTCTTCTGGAAGCCCACTGAATAAAGAAAACGCAAAAGCAAATCCAACCATGCCAACAACAGTAGCTGTTATCATTGCCTTTTCTAATTTATTCATCGCTTTGACTTCCTTAATCCAAATTTAGCAAGGTAAACATAGATGGTTTCAACGCTAGTACCGCACTCCTTGGCAATCTCCTCTGGAGTTTTCTTATCAATTACATATCTTTTACGTAACCATAAGTTGCTTGTATATAGTTTAGCAGACATAATATTATTTGTCAACTTCTGTATTAATAACACCATAGTCATAGGCATTTGAGTCTTCAAGCATCCACTTATCATAACTCTCAACATCCCACTTATTGGTATTAATTAGTCTTTGGATAACTAGATCTTTCTTTGTTACAAATGATGGCTCTTTTATGCGTACCCTGTTATTTGGCTGAACTGCAAAGTTACCGTCATCTCTTTGAATAACATGACCACACTTATGCTGTCCTGGATTTTCAGAGTATCCATCATCTAAAATATTTGTTTCTGGGCTGTGCCAGTCAAGTGTAAATAAGTATGTTCCAGGGATAGTGGTTTGAGTTCTATCCATGTATGACATTCTCATATTGCTTAGTGCTTGAAACTTTGTAACTGAAACATGTGGACTAAAAGAATTCCATAGCACTAAATTATGAATTGGTTCCTCTGGAACCCCAGGCTTGGTACAAAATGCGTTAATTGGCATTCTCCACCAAATTCCACCATCTTCCATCATGAAATGAAATAGTGGGCTTCTTGCTTTAATACTTGAAACTCCAAAGATTACGCATGGAAAGTATTTATCGTGACTGTCTTCTTGATCTCTTAAAAAGTTTCCACGCACATAGCACTCTATTGGTGGAATGTTTGCATTTAACTCAGGCATTACTTATCAGCTCCTATTGCTTTATCCCAGTTTTTTAATGCCCAATGCCCAATGCCGCAAGCATCGGCAACGTCATTATCATTGATAGATCTATCATAGATGGTATTAACCATTGTAATAGTTCTTTCTTTTCTAAGGTTTCTTTCATATGTTTTGTACCAAGAAACAGACTTGCCTGGATGAGCAGATCTAATTAAAGCCTGATCTTCTTTTGACATTTTCTTGTTTCCTAAATAATTTTGCCAAGTAATTGGAGAAACTTTCCCAATAACCTTTGTTCCAGATTGACCAGCAGCACCTAAGATAGCTCCTTGAACTAAAGCAAGATCAGCAGCAGTCTTAGGGCTATTCATAAAAACAGTATGCTCAATAATAATTGCTTCAAACCCATTATAAAAATCAAGGAATGCTTTTACCTTTTGCCCTGCATCCATAACCTTTTCATAGATATCATTGCCTTCAAAATTAATCTTTCCTACTGATCCAAGAGTGCCTTCTTTGGTACTAAACAAAGCAAAGGCAAGGCTGTTAGTACTAGCATCAATGGCACAAAAAGTATTTGGTTGTACAGCATACCCCCATTTATTCTTGCTCATAATCAATGAACCCCTTTAACTCCTTGATCATTTTATTAACTGCTTTTTCACTTACATTACAATTAGCACAGAATCCAGAATCATTATACATTGATAATGATATTCCACATCCCCCAAGACAATTTCTTTTTTTGCCATATCTTTTTTGTCGTCTAGTAGCAAGATACCTTTCGGCAATCTTTTCTTTTGTAGATTGTTCTCTACAAATGTCGCTACAATATATCTGATAACTTACTCTAGGTTTAAAGTATGTATCACAACGATTACATAGTTTCACTCAGTTCCTTTAGGGATGCTATTTTGACTACGCCCACCCCTGCTTCTGTACATGCCTTTTTAATTGGACAGTTTTTACATATCTTTGAGTTTGATCTATAGTTCTTAGTTGGTAGAGTTTTATCTTCCCAATTCTTACGGACCACTCTCATCCACTCAAAAGCTTGATCAATCCAGTTTCTATAGTTGTCATTAACTTCTACTGGAATGATTAACAGCTCATGGTTATTCTTGTTTTCATAAACTAGAATACCCTTAGACTTTTTAAGAATCTTCATATAAATAAGGATCTGAACAACATGCCCCATCTTAGGCTTATTAGTTCTCTTTCGATACTCAAAGACTTCGTTGTTAGTTGTCTTAACTTCAACAACAATGTCTTCACCTTTCCAATTGATTAGGTTATCTACATAACCAAAAATTGGTGGATCATCATTGAATATTTTAAATTCTGAATCAATAGATATACCAGAGTTTTTAA